GCCGTTTCTTTGCGCGCGACCCGCTCGGCGTTCGCCCGCGCGAGCGCGAACAAGCGCATATCGGTTTCGGCTTTGGGCATTTTCGGCACGCCCGGCGCATTCGCTGGCGGCTTGTTGGGCGGCCCGAGCGGCACTTGGCCGGGCTTTGGCGGCTCGCTCGGTTGCTGCGTTGGCTCGTTTTCCAGCGCTTCGGCGTCGCTTTCCTCGACCATGTTCAACGGCCGCAACGGCTCGTCCAGGCCATCGAGCGGATTTAACGACTCCGCGAGCCGCGCCTCGTTGCGCGTCATCCAACCGTCAAGAATGCCGTTGTGATAGTAGGCCGAGCGCGCCGCCGCATCGCCACGTTGCAATGCCTTGGCCGGAAACTCGCAATTCAGGCCGTCCTCGGGCTCGAGGAACGAGTAGCGGATCGCCGCTTCCCAACGCGTCAGCCACGGCATCAACGTGTAGAGCACGAATTCGAGCGACTGCTGCTCGATGTTGGCGAACGTCGCGCGGTCCAAGTCGCCGATCAAGTGCGGCGGGATGCGAAACAGGCGCGCGATGTCGGTAACGCTGTACTTGCGCGTTTCCAGGTATTGCGCGTCGGAGTTCGTCACTTGGATCGTGTGATACTTCATGCCGAGCTCAAGCACGGCCGTTTTGTGCCGATGCCGGCCCGTCTGCGAGCGTTGAAACTGTTCGCGCCACAGTTGGCGTTGCTCGTCGGTCTTGAACTGGCCGGGAAACTCGATCCATCCGCCCGGTGTCGCGTCGTTTTCGAAGTAGCGCATGCCGTAGTCTTGCGCAGCAAGGCCCGTCGTGATGCTTTCGCGCGCCGCTTCAATCGGGTTGTAACCGACGATGCCGTCTGGCGAGAGGCCGCGCAAATGAAACACGTCGCCGCGATTCAGAATCGTTTCGGTGTTGTCGCGGTTGCGATAGCGATAACGCCAGTTTGTCTCCGACAGCATTTCGATGGTCGTTTGATCCGGGTTCATCGGAATCAGGTCGGTCACGTCTCCGGCCGGGTTGCTATAGATGCGTGCGAATGCATTGCCGCGCAACGCCAAATGCCCTTGTAGCATCTCGCGAAACTCCATCGGGTTCTGATAATCGTTCGGGCGCACCGAGAAGAGTTTGTAGAGCCAGTGATTCTTGTTGGGCGTCTTCGCGCCATCGGCCGTTTCGCTATAGAGCACGAACGGCAACATCGCAATCGACTCTGCCAGCACGCGCACGCACGCATAGACGGCCGTCAAGCGCATCGCTTGTTCGCCCCCGATGCCTTGCCGCGAGCCGGCGCGGAACGGCACGGGCGAGAACCAGAAGTCGCCCCAGGGGGAACGGTCCCCGCTGTCGCCGCCGTCGGCTCGGATATTCAGGAACATCGCTTATTTCCTTCCCGCGAACTGAGAAAGCGTAGCCGCAAACATCGAGAGCACGATAATTAGCGCACCCGCTACGATCAACGCGCGGTCAATGCTTTGCATGGCCTCGCCGGTCGCGATAAGCGCAGTGCCGAGCGCAATTGATAGGTTGTAGACGATGGCGTTCATATCACGGTCAAAGGATGGTTATCGGGAAAGATCGGATACAGCGTGCCGTTTGCCATCGCGCGTGATACGCCCATGATGGTCGACACCGCACCGTCGATTTTTTGCTCGGTTTTTTCCTTGCGCGGGAAAATGTTCTCGTTGGCGTCTTCTTTGGCAACCACGTTAGACACCATCCAGGCCAGCACAGGATTGCCGTCGTGGTGAAAGCGCCCGGCCTTGACCGCCGCGAGGATTTCCTTCATTGCCGGACTGAAATTCTTCGTCGTCATGGCGAATTCGACGACCGTTGCACCGTCGCTCGCCATTTGATGAGCGAGTTGCGTCGCGCCCCACGGGTCATAGGCCACTTCCAGCACGTTAAAGCGCGCACCGAGCGCCTTGACCTCTTCGCGAATCACGTCGTAGTCGATTTCCGCGCCGTCGGTGGCGTTCAAAAAGCCCTGGATCACCCATTTGCGGTACAGCGCCTGATTGACCTTGCTTTCCTCGATGGTGTCCTCGGGCAGGTAGTAGCGACCGAACGCGTAGTAGTGGTCGACACCGTTCAATTGCCGCTTGAAAATCTGCGTGAACGCGCAAATGTCGATCCGGCTCGCCAAGTCGAGCGCGAACCAACAATCCTCGCCCGCGAATTCGTCAATCGAGAGGCCCGTATCGGCGCACATGGCCCACTGCTGCATGTTCATCCAGGCGTTGCGGGCGCTGCACCAGACGTTCAGGTGCTTGGTCTTGAACCGATTCTGCTCAATCGGGTTCATGCACGCGCGCCGTTGCTGCGCGAGCAGAAAGTCCACGTCAAGCGATACGCCGTAGTTCGGGTTCGCCTTCACAAGCGCGCGCGGATCGGCCCAATCGTCGACCGGCACGGTCTGGCCGTGCCATTCGTAGGCCTCTAGGTCAATCGAAAAGATGATCCCGAACAGTTCGTCGTTCTCAATCAGGCCTTCGAGCACCTTTTTGACCTCGCTGTGCTTGTCGTAGCACGGCCCCGCGAGGTTGTAGCCCGCCGTCGTAATGATCGCCGTGAGCGGTTGCGTGCGCGCGCCCATGCCGGTTTGCATCGTGTCGAGCAAGTCGGGCGAGTCGTGCTCGTGAAACTCGTCGATGACGGTGCAAGACGGGCTCGCGCCGTCGCCCGGCTTGCCGATGATCGGCTCGAATTTCGAACCGTCCGCCGGAATCGCGAGCGACTTGGCCCAGACCTCGATGCCGGCCGCGCGGCGCAATGCAGACGTGCGTTCGACCATGCGCCGCGCTGGTCCGAACACTTCCCAGGCTTGCTTTTCGGTCGTCGCACCGCTATACACCTCGGCGCCTGCCTCGTTATCGGCAATGAGCATGTACAGGCCGAGCGAGGCGCCGATTTGCGATTTACCGTTCTTACGCGGAATCTCGCCGTAAAACTCGCGAAAGCGCCGCGTGCCGTTCTTTTTGCGCTTCCATCCGAACAGGCAAACGAAGATAAAGCCTTCCCACGGTTGCAGCGTCAAGCGTTCGCCGCGTTGCGCCCACTGTCCTTTTGTGTGCGGCAACAGTTCGACAAACTCGCATACGCGCTCGGCCGCGTCGGCATCGAAGTAGTACGGATACGCGCGCTCGTCGTGCTTGAGGTCGTCCAGGTGCCGCTTGCAGGCGAGCCTGACCCACTTGCAGGCCGGTACGCCACCGCCAAGCACAGCTCGAGCGTAATAGTTCGCCGCATTGACGAGAGGATGCCGCATAGAATCAACCCTGCATGTCCGTCTGCCGTAGAATTAAGTCCGCCGAGGCGAGGCGCGGCTTGGTGCGGAAAGGCTTGGCGTGGCAAGGTCGGGCAAGTCTTGGAATGGGGCTTTGGCTTCGGTCAAAGCCCTATCTATTTACCGTTCTTAACGAACCGGCTGAATACGTCTTCACCCTCGGGCTTCGAGGTCGACACACGCGAGCGGCTCGCCGGCGTGCAGCCAAACTCCATCAAAATCCGCAACATGCGCTCGCTCTGAACGTTTGCAATGCCCAGAAACGGGCTTTGCACCGGGAAGCCGGAATTTGCCTTCACGACCAGCCCGAACTTGAGCACCTTGTCGTAAGCCTGGCGCCAGATCACGAAACATTCGCAATATTGGCCGAGCGCGGCGCGGTCCAGGATGGTCAGAACGCCTGCGTCGGCGAGTTGCGAAGCAATCGTTGGCCAGTGCGCTTGCGCTTCCGGGCTTAGCCAATCGGGCACATCGGCCGGGTTCGCGCTCGCCGGCTTCGGCTCATTGGGCGGCAACGGTCGCTTACCCGGATTGCCGCGTACCACCTTTAAGGCGGTCGGGACTCGATGTGACATGGTGTTATGCCTTCACGAAGTGCTTTGGGTAAACTTTGGGCCATGCGCCACGTTCGCCAGATCAACGACCATGACTGCGGCATCGCCGTAGCAGCGATGTTGACCGGGTTTTCGTATCGTGCCGTCGTGCGCGCGGCCGAGATTGACCCGCACCGCGCCGAAGGCCTATACGTCACTGAAATGAAGGCGTTGCTGGCCGAGTTGACGGATCGCCCTTGGCGCGAGTCGCGGTGCGGGCATCATCGGCGTCTGACCCAGGCGCGCGGTCTAGGCGCTCGCTATGCGCTCGTCATCGGCGCTCGGATCGGCCAGCCGTTCGGCCATTGGATCGCATTGGATCGAGGAACGGCCTACGATCCAGAATTGCCCGAGCCGATGCCTTTGGACGACTACCCGCTTCGCCATTGGCGCGTGTTACGTGCCGTCATGCCGGGCCTTCTGCCATGCCGTTAGCGACGCCCGCGCGTCGTCTTTGCCGTCGCGCGGCTCGCCGTCTTCTTTGCTGCTGCCTTCGCCGTCTTCTTTGCCGCGGCCTTCGCCGCCTTCGCGCGGCCGGCCTTCGCCGCCGCCTTTTGCGACGCGCGAGCCGCCTTGCTCGTGCCCGTGCGCACGCCGCCACGGCTTACTGTGGTGTAGGTGGTGTTGCCGCTGCCGCCGCCGCCGCCATTCCCATAGATGTCTTTCATGATTCGACCTCCATCACTCTGCGCCGTTTGGCGACGCGGTTCTCAACGATCACCGCTTTATCAGCGATGCCAAGTTTGTCGACGACTTGCCGAGCCGACGTGTAGCCGTAGACGAGCACGCGCTCCGGTTTCAGGCGTTCGAGCGCCACGCCCAGGCCGCGCGCCGCCGCAGCCACTTCATCGGCGTTGTTCAAGGTCTGCAATTGCACCGAAATGGCGGGGGCGCCGACCGGGATGCCCAGGAAGCAGAACGCATAGCTCGCGTCCAGTGACCAGTTGACGTCGGGAATGAGCGCGATGCCGGCTTCCTGGAAGTAGCGCCCGATCCAGCGAGAGCGATACGTATTCCACAACTGCACCGCGAGTGCTTGGTCGGCCCAAAGCGAATAGTTCGGCGAGAGCGCGAGCGTGCATCCAAGGTTGAGCATCTTGCCGACGTACTCGGCCGGATCGTCCCACAGACATTCGAAGCGCACATCGTCGACATAGAAGCCGATCATGAAGCGCTCGCGCGGCAACCCGCGCAGCGAGTCGCTTCGCCACTGCCAAATCCATTGCGTCGTGCCATCGTCGGGCGTCGCATCGCGGCCCGCCCACGAATCGAGCCCGTCCGGGATGCCGGCGAGCATGTCGCGCCGAAACTCCGGTATGTTCCACGACAACGCGCTCGGAAAATTCATGTCGGATTTGAGCGCATGCGCGCCCGGTAGATCGCCGTTGATCTCGTCGACGGTTTCCTCGTCGCCATCCTTCGGCATGAGCATGGCTTCGAGGTCTCGATCCGAGAAACCGACCAGTCCCAGATCGAACCCTTCGTCGCGCAAGTCGTGCATTTCCACCGCGAGCAGCTTTGAATCCCACCCGGCGTTCTCGGCCAGACGGTTATCGGCAATCATGTAGGCGCGCTTTTGCGCCGCCGACCAGCCGCGCGCGACCATGACGGGCGCCTCGGTCCATTCGAGCACCCGTGCGGCGAGCACGCGCCCGTGTCCCGCTATCAAGGTGCCGTCCTCGTCGACCAGCACCGGATTCGTCCATCCCCACTCGCGCATGGCGCCAGCGAGTTGTGCGACCTGCGCCTCGGAGTG